CGGGTACTTGCCGGGCCACCAGACGGCGCCGGGCGCGGTCGCGGCGGTGCTGATGGCGACGACGGCGGCGACGAACGCGAGGTCGGCGAGGATGGCGGTCACGGCTGCGGCTCCGGGTCGTCGGGGGTGCGGGCCACGTCGGCGGGGATCAGGCCGAGGGCGATTGCGCGGGCGACCATGTGGGCGGGGCTGGTCGCGCCGAGGCGGCGCATGGCGCGTTGCCGGGTGCAGTGCAGGGTGTTGACGCTGATGTAGAGGCGGGCGGCGATGTCGGCGCGGGTGCCGCCGCGGGCGGTCTCGATGACCATGGCGCGTTGGGCGGGGGTGAGGTCGCCGGGCGGGTCGGGGAGTCGGGGCGGGAGCGGGTGGCGGGCCATCAGGCACCGTCCACGGCGGCGGCGTCGAGGTCGTCGGCGTAGCGGTCGATGCGCTGGCGGGCGGACATCATGCCGCCGCGGTGCGCGTAGACGTGCTGACGGCCGGTGTGGGCGCGTTCGCGGTCAGCGCGGATATCGGTCTCGATCAGCTCGGCCAGCTCCCGGGCGTGTGCGCCCAGGAACTCGCGCGCCGCGCTCAGGGCCTCGGCGCTGGTCGTGCCGGGGCGGGTGAGCAGCGCGTCGCGGAGCAGGCGCAGCGTCGGCGACAGCGCGTCGTCCTCGGCGGCCGGCTCGGCGTACGGCTCGTAGGTGCCGAGGAACACGCCGAGGGGGCACGCGCTGCCGCACTGGCCGCGGTCGCCCCACTCGTACGCGACGGCGGTGTGCCCGTCGTCGCCGGCGGCCCACACGTTGTTGACGGTGACGACGCGTCCGGCGTCGGGCTCGGCGCGCTTCACGTAGCGGTTGCCGACGGCGGGCGGCGTGAGCTGCTGCTCACCGCCCGCGGCCTGTTCGGCGGCAGCGGCGCGGCGTACGGCGTCCGCCTGCTGCTCCCAGTAGGCGCGATCCTCGGCGGAAAGGGCGTCCCACTTGACGTGCAGGGAGGCGCCGAACAGGTAGCGGAGCCGCTGCGGCAGAGGCTCGGGGGTCGGCTCGGCGTCAGGCTGGTCGGGCATGGTGATCTCCTGGTTCGGTCAGGCGCGCGGGGTGTTCGGCGACCGGACGCGCGCCGGTCGCCGCGGGGTGGTCGCGGGGTGTTGTGGCTGGTCAGAAGGGCGGTTCGTCGCGGGCCTGTTGTCCGCTGGTGGCCCAGGGGTCGCCGCCGGTCGCGCCGGTCGCGGTGCCCCAGCCGCCGCCGTTCTGCTGCGGGGGGCGCTGCTGCTGGCCGCGCTGTCCGCCCTGGCCCTGGCCCTGGCCGGTGGTCTTGGTGATGGCGGCGGTGGCGTGCAGCAGCGAGACGGCGATCTCGGCGTCGGCGATCTCGTAGGACGACCGCTTGGTGCCGTCCTTGGCCTCGTACTGCCGCTGCGTCAGGCGGCCGGTGACGATCAGGCGCATGCCGCGGCGCACGGTCTCGGCGACGTTCTCGGCGTGCTGCTTCCAGCAGGTGACGCCGAGGAACAGCGGCTCGCCGTCCTCCCACTCGTTCGTCTGCTTGTTGAAGCGGCGCGGCGTGCTGGCCACACGGACGTTGGCGACGGCGGCGCCGGACGGCGTGAAACGAAGCTCAGCGTCGTCTACGGCGTTGCCGCACAGGGTGATGGTGGTGTCGTTCACGGTCAGGCCGCCTTTGTGGTGGTCTTTGCGGACCTGCGGCGGTCGCGTTCGCGGGCGCAGGTCCGGCATCGGATGTCGCCCGCGGGGGCGCGGTAGGTGTTCTCCGGCGTGTACTCGTGGCCGTGCTTGCACGCGTTGCGCATGCCGTTTCGGATGGCGTATCCGGCGCCACGCGCGAGGTTGACCTCGTTCGTCACCGGCTCCAGGTGCGAGGGGCGGCAGCACTGGCGGTTCCGGCATCGGTGGTCAACGACCAGTCCGGCCGCGATGGGCCCGTTGGCCTGCTCGTAGGCGTAGCGGTGGGCGAGGACGGTCGTCGTCTTGTCGGGGTGGAACGCCCCGTACCCGGAACTCTGTAGGCCCGCGGTCCAGATCCAGCAGGCTCCGACGGCCGTTCCCTCGGTGGGCGTCGGGCCGTCGAGGTTGATCTTTGCCCAGAAGCGCTCTGCGGCCGGCGTGATAGCTCGGGGCATCGGACGTACCTCCTGCGGGATGTAGGGCTGAGCGCGGCTCGGTCGTTCCGTGCAAGGAATGTTGCTTGCACGGATGGAACGTATCAGACGGGGAACGTCGCTGCGAGTTGTTCGGCGGGGGTCTATGCGGCGCGCTGTGCGGCCGTCTGCGGGGCGCCGGGGGTGCGGGACGGGGTGAGCGTCCATCCGGCGCCTGCGAGGGCGTCAGCGGCCCATCGGGCGATCACGCCGGGGTCGTTGACGCCTGCGCGTTGGGCGTCGGTGAGTACGGCCTCGATGACGGCGGCGGCGGCCGGGGGGATCATCGCTGGCCTGCGGTGTGGCGTGCGCCGCGCTGCGCCGGGGTGCGGGGGACGGGCGGTTGCACCATGAGCGCGGCGGCCTGCGCGCGGTCGCGCTGCGTCTTGTCGGCGGCGCGGCGGGCTTCGGCGCGGCGGTGGAGTTCGGCGCGGATGCGCTCGTCCTCGGCGAGCTCGGCGGCGCGCTGCTCGGCGTCGCGCTTGGCGACGAGGGCGGGGCCGTCGATCTCGTACAGGACGCGCCAGAGGCCGTGGCGTTCGTGGATCTCGGCGACGACGTATGCGCCCTGCTCGGCCATGGTGCGGGCGGCGCGCTTGGCTTGGGCGCGGTCGCGCATCGTCTTGACGGCGGCGCGGTCGGTGCTGCCGGGCCACGTGCCGGTGATCTTGTACTCGCGGAAGTTGTGGTTGCCGCCGCTGGTGCGGGGGGTGTGCTTGTGGCCGCCCCTGATGTTGGCCTTGGCGTGCTTCATGCGGTCTGCTCCCGGTGGGCGTTGTGGTGGGCTGTGGCTGCGTCGATGCGGCTCGGGTGTGGCGTGTTGCGGTCGGCGCCGCGGCGGTTCTGGCAGGGGCGGTTGACGGGGCGTCGGCACTGCTCGTATGGGCAGGGCACGTTGAGGGCGTCGGGCAGGTCGGCGATGGCGAGGCGTTCCCGCTCGGCGCGCTGGGGCCGGTACTCGGCGAGCTGGCGGGCCACGGTGCGGGGCATGTACTCGCCGAGGGCGGCGAGGCGGCGGGCGACTTCGGGGGAGGGGCCGCCGGTGAGTTCGCGGACGGTGACGGGCGGGGCGGTGCCGGCGGCGACGGCGGCGCGGTCGGCGGCGAGTGCGGCGCGGTAGCCGGCTTCGTCGTCGGGGTCGAGTTCGGGGTGTGCGCCGGGCTCGAACGTGCCGGTGTGGCGGCCGAGTACGTCGGCCTTGAACGTGTGCCACGGTCGGCTCACGTCTGACGGCTTGATCGGGTAGGGCGAGGTGGCGATGTGGTGGCGTACGACCTCGCCGGCGTTCCAGTGGCGGCCGGTGGGGTGCGGTGCGGTGGGCGGCACGTCGCGCAGCAGCTCTTCCCACTGGTCGAGCTGGTCGGCGAGGTCGTCGCCGGTCTTGGCGGTGCGCGGGTCGAGGCCCGAGGCGTAGGCGATGAGTGCTGCGATTTGTTGGCGGTTCACTGCTGGGCTGCCTCTCTGGCGAGGATGAGGGCGAGTTCGTCGGCTGTGCGTTGGGCGCGGCTGCGGCGCGGCTGTGTGGCGTCGAACGGCACGACGTTGGGGCCGGCGTGCTGCGGGATGACGGGGGCGGTTCCGGCGGCGGGTGCGGGCGGCAGGTCGCGCCAGGCGCGGAGGAAGTACCGGGCGTGCGAGACGGTGGTGCGGGCGGCGACCTTGACGGCTTCGGCGGCGAGCATGTCGGCGCCGCTGCGCTGGATCAGGTGGTCGAGGGAGAACCACTCGCCTTCGCCGAGCGACCACTTCACGACGACGCCGGAAGCGGTGAGGGTGTCGACCAGGGGGCGGGCGAACTCGGGAATGACTGCGGTGCGCCGTTCGGGGCCGCGCGCCTCAACCACTCCTTCACTCACTCCTTCATTGGGTGAGTGATGGGGTCCGGTTTCCGGACCCCTAGGGGTCCGGTTTTCGGACCACAAAGCCATTTCGGGGGTCCGGTCTAGGGGTCCGGTTTCCGGACCGGTAGGCACCGGGTTAGGGGTCCGGTTTCCGGACCGAGAGGGCTTAGGGGTCCGGTTTCCGGACCGGTCCGGTTCACCGCCTAGGGGTCCGGTTTCCGGACCGGTAAGCCGCGAGTAGCCGACGGCCATGGGCAGTTGGTAGAGCGCTGCGCGACTGCCGGCGGCGGCCTCGATGACGGTCAGTTCGCCGCTCTCGATGGCCTTGTCGATGGCGACGATGACCGACGATCGGGCGCCGTTGACGCGCCGCACCATCTCGGTGGTGCCGATGCGGGCGGTGCAGTCAGGGCCGGGCGCCTTGTCGGCGACGGCGAGCAGCACGAGCCGCGCGTTGCCGCGGGCGTTGGCCTTGTCCCACACCCACTGCATGGCGGTGACGCTCAACGGTCGTTCTCCTGTCTGGTGGTGCGGACACCCGCGGCGGGCGGCTCGGAGCCGGGCCCGCCGCGGGGGATCAGGGGGTCAGGCGGCGGCGGCGTCGGCGACCGGATCGGCGGGTGCGGCGGGGAGGTGCCGGGTCCACTTCTCGGCGAGGCTGTCGCGCGACACCTGGCGCTCGTCCGTGCGTACGGGCATCTGAATGCCGACGAACGTCGCCTCGGCGTCGGTGAACAGCAGCGGCTTGCCGGGTCCGCCCTGCCACGTGTGGAGCACGGTCCCGGCGGCCTTGAAGCGGGCCAGGAACGCCGTGTTGAACGCATTGAGGTCGACGGCGGCGGCCTTGGCGGTCACGGCGCCCTTGACCAGGTCGCGCCACTTCGGCAGCTCGCCGTGCGCGCCGGCCGCCAGGCGGAGCGTGCTGCCGTCGTGGGCGAGGGTGACGGTCACGGTGTCGCCGTCGCGGATGCCGGTGATCTCGATCGTTTCGGGCGCGGTGCGCAGCCACGCGGTGACGGTCTTCATGTCCTCGCGCTGGATACGGCCGGTCCAGTTGTCGCGGCTGTCGACGGTGGCGCGGGCGATGCCCATCGTGTACTGGTCGGTGGCGACGGCGAACAGGTTCCCGCGCCCGCACTCGAGGTGAATGGCGGTGAGGACGGGCAGCGTGTCGTCGCTGCCCATGTGCGGGGTGACCTGCGCGAGCATCGTGCGGAACTGGCGGGCGGCAATCATGGTCATGATGACTCCTTGGTGAGAATCTGCTCGGCGGCCTGCTCGCCGAGGAACTGTGTGTAGGCGGGCGGGATGGCCTCGGTGAGTTCGTGGCGCACGTCGGTCCACGTGATGCCCATGGCGGCCTGCATCTCGGGCACGGTGGCCTTGCCGCCGCCGTCGCCGTACGCGGCGAGATACGGGCCGTCGTAGCGCTTGCCGTGACGGTGGCCGCGGACTCGACCGCGGTGAGGGGCGTGCGGCAGCGCGAGAGGGAACCAGCCGCGCACCTCGATGCGGCGGTGCCGCAGGATCGGCAGCCCGAACGACGCGCCGCACAACACCACGTCGGGACGGCACCCGGTGGTCTCGATGACGTACGGCTGGCCAGTGCTGAGCATGGCCTCACGGCCTGCGGGAAGCAGGTCCGGATAGCGGTGCTGTAGATGCCGGTTGGTGCCCTTGGTGATCGCGGCCCGGTGCTGGCATGGCCACGAGCCGTGGTGCAGGTCGTAGGCGGCGCCGAAGGTCCGCACGTACTCAATGGCGTCGGCCTGGACGAACGGGAACGGGTAGTTCGGCTGCGGGCGGATATCGACGCCCACGACGTTCCAGCCCGCGAGCCAGTACCCCATGCCCGCGCCGCCGGCGCAGCAGCACAGATCGAGCACGGTGCCGCCGTTCCACGGCCGCTCGGGCAGGGGCAGCGTGCTGTGCCGCACGGGCTCGCCGATGGCGGCCTGCCCGGGGGTCACGGGCGGCGCGGGCCGCTCGGCGAGCGCGAGCAGCGCGGCGGCGCCCATCACACGCCTGCCAGGGCGTGAGCCTCGCGCAGCGTCTCGGCGTCGGCGATGTCCTGCGTGAGGTCGAGGCCGCGGGCGGTAAGCAGTCGCAGCAGGTCGCCGGCGGTGAGTCCGTCGTCGGGGAGGTCGGCGGCGAGGGCGACGGCCTCGGCGAGCACGCTCCGCAGGGCCTCGGCCTGCTGCTCGGTGGTGAGCAGGCGCCAGATGACGGCGGTCATGTCGCGGGCGAGCTTGATCGTGTCCGGGTCGGTGGTGGTGATCTCCAGCGCGCGGGCGCCGCAGGCGACGTGCGCGACCAGCTCGGGCGCGGCGGGGTTCTGGCCGGGCGGCACGTAGAACCGGGCCTCGCCGCGCTGCTCGGGCGTCATGGGCTTCATCGGCGGTGTGCTCCCGTCGGGCGGATGTAGGGGCGGACGGCGTCGGCGAGTTGGTCGTATGTGGCGCCGAGGGCGGCCCCCGCCGCGACTGCCGCGAGGCAGACGACGGCGGAGGCGGCAGCCCAGACGAGGGCGCTCACGACGCGTCCCGGCGGGGCGCGAGGCCGAGTACCAGGGCCGACGTGCACGGCCACGGCACGGGGCTCTCGAACCTCCACACGTGCACGTCGTCGGTCTCGGGGTCCAACCAGGTCTGCGACCGCCGGGCCTCGCAGCGAGCGCACACGGTGAACTCGCCGAGCCAGTCGGGCAGGTAGCCGGCGACCGGCTCGTGCCCGTACGTGAACGTCACGAACGGCAGCGGCCGGTTCGCCTCGGCGGGCGGCACGCACACCAGGCACGCCGTGTAGCTGAACTGCTGCGCGCTGATCGTTGACCGGCGCACCAGCGGGTACAGGCCATCGAGGCACTGCGCGCCGTACAACCCCTCGCCGTACAGTCCCTCGCCCGCCCGGTACGCCTGCGTGCTACGGCCGTTCGCCAGCGCGTAGCACGCCCGGTCCGCGTGGTACCGGGTGCCGCCCTGCGTGGTGTACACGGCGCCGAACAGGTCGATAGCGACGCTCATGCCGCCTCACCGCCCTCGGCGTCCGGCGCGGGCGGGGCGAGCGCGGGCAGCACCAGCGACGCCAGGCCGCCCGCACGCCACGCCTCGGCCACATCCGCCCGCCCCGTCTTGCCGAACCGCACACTGTGCGACCGGGCCCGGGACGGCTTGATCTCCACACCGGGCACGGCCTCGCCAGTCGCCGTGTCAACGGCGGCCCCCGCCGCGGTCATCTGACCGAGGAACGCCGTCAGCCACGCCGGCCGGACCTCCCGCACAACGCGCACCGTCATCTCCGACGGGTACGACGCGCGCACCCACTCGATGAACTCGGCCTCGTCGACCACGCGGGCGGCCGTCTCGCCGCCCGTCAGGGTGACCGTTCCGACCTTGACGCCGCCCGGCAGCAGCGCGTCGAAGCTCTTGGCGCCGGTCGCCGTGGCCTGCTCGTCAAGGGCTTGCTGCACGGCGGCGCGGGCCGTCTTGTACTCGCCGTCGATCGCGTCGAGCAGGGCCTTGAGCGCGGCCTCGCGGGTGATGGCGTCGGCGACGGTGGCGGCCGGCTGCGGCCGCTCGGCGCTCACCGCTTGCTCCGGGCGGCCTGCTGGAGGTCGGCCGCCAGGGACACGATCGCGCTGTACGCCGCCGTACCGATGGCGCACCCGGTGCGCTCCGTCAGTGCCTGCCTGGTCTCCACCTCGGACAGCCCGTTGGCGGCGCCCGCGTCGTAGAGGGCCTTGATCGCGTCGAGGCGGTCGCCCTGCCCGGCCGGCGCGCCCGGCAGCGTGGCAGGCTCCGGCGGCCGAGCGCTGCCCTGCACCGGCTCGGTGTAGTCGGCGCCCCCAGCCTCACGGCCCGACGCGTCATCCTGTTGCGGCGGCCGCGCAGCCGCCTTCCGCGCGCCCCGAGCGCCCGGCTTGCGGCTGCCGATGTCGGCGATCCGTGCCAGGTGATCGGCCGGCGCCTTCTTCTCCTTGAGCGCCGCGTGCAGCTTCCGTACGGCGGCGGCATCCGGAGCACGGTGCGCCTCGCCGATGTCGTCCAACATCGCCACGTACGGGCCCGGCGCCCCGGCCGCGCGCGCCTCGGCGACGACGACCTTGAACGCTTCCTCGCCGGCGGCTGCAACAGCCTCCGCGAGGTAGTCGCGCGACGGCGGCGCGGAAGCCTGCTGCTCCTGCTGCTGGGCGGGCTCTGCCTGGCGTCGTCGGCTGCGCTTCGGCCGCTCCTCGTCCGGCGCCGTCGGGTGATCGCGGTCGCCGTCGTCGATGCTGCGGCCGTCGACCGGCAGCATGAACAGCGCGAACAGGAGGTACTTGAGCGCCGCCGACTGCGCCTTGTTCATCCCCTTGTCGGCGAAGTCGGACGCTTCGCCCGGCACCTCGGCGATCAGGCAGTCACCCGCCGGGCCGTACACCCGGTAGCGCATCGTGATCAGCGTCCGCGTCATCTTGCCGTCGCGGTCCTGCTTCTGCTCGGCCACCTGCGGCAGGATGAACACGCCGTGCGAGCGGAACGGCCCCGCCATCGCCGACATCACGTCGTCGATGCCGCGGAACGCGTAGTTCTGCGAGACGTTGCGCTGGTCCTTGCCGACCGGCATGGCGTCGCGCATCACGGCGTTGATAGCGGCGAAGATCCGCGGGGCGTCGGCGGGCGTTCCCGCGGGCGCGGGCTCGTACACGACATCGGCAGCGGGGGCCGCGGGTACGTCGATGGCGACGGGCCCGCGGGTCTCCGCGCGGTTCGGGAGGGTCGTCACGGTCATTCGGTCGTCTCCGGGGTCGTGCGGGCGATGGCGAGAGCAGTGGGGGAGAGGTCGAGCAGCGCGGCGCGCGTGTCCTCGGCCTCGGCGGCGAGGAACGCGAGCTGCCACTGCTCGGCGTGCGGGTCGATCACCGCGGCGTCGAGCGCGGCGACGCGCCGCGCGTGGTTGGCGAGCAGGCAGGACACCGGGGGCCGCGCGGCCGCGTACGCCTCGGCGACCTCGTCGAGCACCGCGGCGAGCTGGTCGGGCAGGGCCGTCGGCACGGTGGCCGGGCGGCGGCGCAGGAACGGCAGGGCGATCACCAGGCACCGCCGGGCATCTCCGGGGCGGCCGGCAGTGCCGACACCGGGGCGGCCACCGCGACCGTGCGGCCCGCCGTATACGCCTCGTCCGGCGACAGCCACGGGGACCGCGGCAGGTCCGCCAGCGCCTCGGGCAGCGACACCACCACCGGCATCGCCAGCGACAGCACGCCCGACGCCACGTCGAACGACTGCGGCCGGTCCCAGTCGCCGCCGTCCATCCGGCGCAGCGACCGCAGCGCCGCGGTGTGCGCCGCCCTGTCGGCCCCGATGATCCGGCCGTCGGCGTCGTGCAGGATCACGCGCTGCCGGCGGACCGCCGGGCCCGTGGCGTCCGACCACTGCGGGTACGTCTCCACCCGGGCCACCGCGGGCACCAGGGCCAGGATCAGCGCGGCGGCCTGCGCCCCGCTGATAGGCTGCGTCTCGTTCATGTTCAGCCCCTCTCTGTGGGTTGATCTGGCGGCCGTCCGGTGGCACCCGGGCGGCCGTTGTCGTGTGTGGGGGGATCAAGCCGCCTGCGCGGTGCGCTGCACCGGCGCGATGCGGTCGAGGTGCGCGGCAACCGCCGGCGCCAGCCGGCCCGTCGCGCGGTCCCGGGCGATACGGGCGAGCGCCCGCTCGGCGACCGCGTAGGCCGCCGTCCAGCACTCCTCACGCGTCGGGTGGCCGCTCACGCCGCCGACTCCAGCGCGATCAGCAGCTCAGCCGTGGGCACGCAGTACGCGCGCTGCACGGCGGCGGCGACAGTGGCGGACGGGGCGGCCGTGCCCTTCCACAGCCGGAACGCAGTCGTCCGGGGGATGCCCAGCCGGATGGCGACGCGGTTGCTGTTGGTGTCCCCGCAGCGGGCCGCGGCCTCGCGCAGCTTGGTTCTGTCGTACATGGCAGTACGTTCCTTCCCTGCAAGGCTTGCTTGCACAAAAGAAACGTACCACACGTGGAACGAGCACAACCGTTCGCGGCGATGAAAATGTCAGGCTGTACCTGGTTGACACACAAAACCTTCACGCGGAGACTGGGCTTTCCTCGACGCGTCGTCGCAGGTCAATGACGGGGGGTGACGATGATGCAGTGTCAGGATTACGCAATGGCGCGATCGCGCACGGTTGGTGATGTTCCACGAGCGGTACATTTCTTGCATGGAACAGACGCAGCCCTCCCGCCTGTCCAGCGCCGACCGCCGTGCCACCGCGCAGCGCTTCGCGGCCTGGCTCTACGACCGCATGATCGAGCGCGATTACAACCTCACCGCACGAGGCGGCGGCCAACGCCGACTCGCTGAACAAACCGGCCTCAGCCAGGCCACCATCAGCCGGATTCTCACCGGCACCGCGCTCAACCCCGACCCCGAGAACCTGCGCCGCATCGCCGAAACGCTCGGCCTGCCCTTCCCCGAGCTACTCGTACGAGCCGGCGTTCTCACCGCAGACGAACTCAACGCCGCACAGGCAGCGCCCCCGATCGACCGCCCACCGATCACCCCAGAGGACGCAGCCCGCGACCTCGGCATCGTGGACCCCACCGCGATCCGACTGTTCGTCGCCCAAGTCGAGGCCGCGCGCGCGGTACAGCAGGAACGGTCCGACAGAAAGCGGGCCGACTGACAACGGAGGGCACCCCTTGCACACCCGCACGCTCAACATCATCAGCATTGCCGCGGCAACCGCAGGCATCCTTGCCACCGTCGCCGGCCTCGACGCCGCCATACCGAAGATGATCCTTCGCGGCGGGCTGGTGATGATGTTCGCCTCGTGCCCCCTCATCTGCGCCTCACAAACACGTCGTGCAGCGGCCGTCACCCCCGAACAGCTCGCCGCCGCACACGCCGACGGCTACCGCACGGGCCTCGCACACGCCGCCCTCGGCCTCCTCACCCCGCCCGACGGGGGCGCCGACGCGCCCAACAGCTACGCGCGTGGACACCTCCGATCCATCAGCAACACGGAGAGGACCGCAGACCAGTGACCACCGACGTGCCGCCCGCCCTACGCGGACCCACGCTGCACAGCGCAGACGACGACTGGGAACCCTGGATCGGCTACATCCGGGTGTCCACCTGGCGCGAAGAGAAGATCAGCCCCGAGCTACAGCGGTCCGCCATCGAGGCATGGGCCGCCCGCACCCGGCGCCGCATCGTGGCATGGATCATCGACCTGGACGCCACCGGGCGAAACTTCAAGCGCAAGATCATGCGCGGCATCGAGTCATGCGAGCGGCGCGAAGCCCGCGGCATCGCCGTCTGGAAGTACAGCCGATTCGGCCGCAACGACCTCGGCATCGCCGTCAACCTCGGCCGCCTGCGCCACGCCGGCGGCGAACTGGCCAGCGCCACCGAGGATTTCGACGCCACCACGGCCGTCGGCAAGTTCAACCGCGCCATCCTGTTCGACCTCGCGGTGTTCGAGTCGGACCGCGCCGGCGAGCAGTGGAAAGACACACACGCCTGGCGACGCGCGCTCGGCCTGCCAGCCACCGGCGGCCGACGCCTCGGCTACATCTGGCACCCGCGGCGCCTGCCGGACCCCCAACACCCGGGGGAGTGGATTCTCCAACGCGAGTGGTACGAACCGCACCCCGACCACGGCGAAGTTGTCGCCGATCTCTACACGCGCAAGCTGGCCGGAGCCGGGTACGGAGCGCTCGCCGAACGGATCAACACCCTCGGCCTCCGCACCCGCCGCGACGAGCTGTACCAGGCAGACAGCCTGCGCCGGTACCTCGACTCCGGCTTTGCCGCCGGCCTCCTGCGCGTCCACGACCCCGAATGCGGCTGCGACTACACCGCGGCCGGCGGCCGGTGCTCGAGGTGGACGCACATTGATGGTGCCCACGACGCGCTGATCACCCCGGAGACGTGGGAGCAGTACCAGGAGCACCGCGCCGACAACCGCGCCCGCGCGCCACGCGCACGCGTACCCCTCTATACGCTCACCGGTCTCGTACGGTGCGGAACCTGCCGCGGCGACGCGGGCGCAACCAGCGCCCGCCGCCGCGGCGCGCAGGTGCTCGGCTACGCCTACATGTGCGGCGCCCGCGCCCACGCCGGCACGAGCGTCTGCGCCGCGGGCGTGTGGGTGCAGCGCGCCGTCCTCGAGGATGAGGTGCAGACGTGGCTACGGCAGCACGCCGAGGCGTCCCGCGAGCTGCGCTCCGCCGAGCAGGCCGCGCCGGCTGTAGACGACCGGGCCCGCGCCCGCGCCGAGGTCGAGCGGCTACAGGCCGAGTCCGCCCGGCACGCCGCAGCGCTCGCCAACCTGCGTGTGCAGCGCGCCACCGACCCGGACGACTGGGGGCCGGGCGAGTACGAGGCGGCCCGCGACCGCATCCGGCAGCAGCAGGCCGCCGTGACGGCCGCGCTCAACGCTGCGGCCGAGCAGGCAGCGCAACCGCAGGCCGTCGACTATGCGCCGCTGCTGCTGTCCATCGCCGACGGCTGGATCGCCATGGAACCGGGGGAGCGAAACGCCATCTTGCGCAAGCTCGTCCGCCGGGTGACGTGCACCCGCCAGGCGCACCGCAGCCGCACCGTGCACATCGAGATCCACCCCCTGTGGGAGCCGGACCCATGGGAGACGGCCGTCCCATCCTGACCTGCGCTTACTGCTGTCCGTACGCACCTGTTTTACCGGCGTTGTCCCTCGACAGTGCCGCTAAAACAGGC